TCTATGAAATGACGTTCTCATTCACACTGCACGATGAATCGGCCATGCCGTCATCTTATGGGGAATAGTTCCAGCTGGGCGGCAGTCAGACGGGGGGCTTTCACCTTGGGAACAGGCTTCAGATTGTAGTCTGTTCCCTCACGTGATTTCCGGCGGATGATGGTCATGATACGTTCCTCGGATATAAAGAATTCGCGCTCCGACAACACTTTTAAAGCATCGTCGAACCGCAACCGCTGTATTTCTGTCCAATAGTAGTAACGACGGCATAGTGCCTCGTCACGCAGCTTGATCAGTTCTTTATCCCGTCCTTTGCCCATACATTTTATTTCTCTTACAAAAATAACTGATTTCCATCTATTTTAAGAACAAAAGCGCCGCAATTATAACAACTGCGGCGCTTTCTGTTTATAGGGTTAACGGGTTTCGGCTACAAACGGCAGAAACTGGGTTCAATGCGGGTCCATACGCCGTTTTCAGGGTTGCGGCGGCTGAAGTAGTAGTTGGTGGCATTGCGCTGCACTACATTAGCTTCCTTGAACAGGCGCATGATGTCTGCATACTCTTCATCGAACTTATCTTCCAGTTCATACAGCTTTGAAATGCTCTTGTAGTCCAGGTCGCCCATCTTGTTGCGCTCCAGCAGGGTCATGGCCATCTGATACATCGGATCATCAGAACCTTTCTCGCTGTTCTGCATGTAGCGCTTCAAATAGTCAATCAGACGGTCGGCTGCCATGTCGGCTCGTTCATCGAAGCCTTTCACCTTGTTGCTTTTCACTTCCAGACGGAAGTCTCCGTCCGTAATGGTATAGCTGCGCTGTTCGTCGCTTTTCACCTGGCCGTATTCCTTCATCACCTTGGTAAAGGCATCGGCTTCTTTTTCCAGCCATCCGCGGAACCCGGTCACGGCATTCACCATCTCAAGAACGTTGGTCTTTACTTCGTGCATAAACTCACCGCGTAATGCCTCGTAAGTTTCACGACGGGCGATGCGGTCTTCTTTCTCTTCTTGCTGCAGCTGGGCCATGAGGGCTGCTCGCTGTTCTTTACTCAGGGACTTGATGTCCACACTTTGATTGTTCTTTTCCATTTTAAATCATTTTAGTTGTTAATCAGCTATTACTTTGTCATCCTTCAGCAGCAAAGCGAATGTCCTGTCTCTTTCTGCTTTGGTTTCAAACTTCTTGTATGTCTTCCAGCCACCGTTTATGCCGGTACACATCTTTATCCTCGGGCCTGGATAATCATCCTTTCGTATTATACAGAACCCCGCTTTTATCAGCTTGTCTTGGTCATCTATCCTCATAATCATCCTGCTTTTCCGGTTCATCGTCTATCAGCATGGCCTCCCCATTGGCATACGCCCAGTCGGCCAGTTCGTTGAAAAACTCCGCTGCATCCTGGTTCTCCATATCGGATGTCGTAAGGGTCACGTCTTTTCTTATGCGCTCAAGCGCTTCATGTGCTTTTTTATCCATATTGCTCTATTTATCGGTTAAACCTCCTTTTCGTTGGATAGCCCGCAGTTTGATGGCCAGTTGTTCCAGCTCGGCTGTACTAACCTGAACAAAGGGCTTGCCGGCTATCCGGGGGTTGTTGCAGAATTCGTTCACCCGGTTCCAGTCGGTGGTGTCTATACCCAACTGTTGCATCAGCTTCAGGCAGACGCTGCGTTTCCGTCGCAGTTCCTCGCGAAGTTTCTGCCGCCATTCGTCTTGTCCGCTCAGTTTCTCCAGAGCAGTACAACAAACTTCATACTCCTTGGCCGTCATTTCCTTCAGACTGTCTGTCCGGTTCCACGTGTACTGCAGCACGATTTGTTTTTTGAATTCCTCCCGATCGCCCTGATAAGGCAGTTTGTTGAACAATGCATAGAACCGGGCGAAATTGGTTACTTCCTGTGCCATATCATCCTTTCACTTTTTTCTCCACTGAAAGAATTGCCAAACTTATCATCATAAGTTTTACAGACTGGCTGTCCTCTTCAAACAAATCAATATCCGCAACCACAGGCTCACCGCTCATGGTGTTCCATATTTGCTCTACCTCTTTCGTCTTCTTTTGATTCATCAAAAAGAGATACGCGTCATACTCGGAACGGTCAAATTCAAATACGACCTGAACTTTCTGTTTTTCTTCCATACATTCACTATTAAAAGGTTATTCAAACAATACTTTAATGCCACACGAACTGGCTACGTCAAGCTCCAGTTTGGCTCCCTTGCTCAGTTCCCAGTCCTTCAGCATGTAGATATAGTCACAAGCCAGCAACAGGGCAATGTCGGCCCGCATGTGGGCTCTCCAATGAGCTTCATCCGGCAATCCGTTCCTGAAAGGGTTTACAGGATCATAGCCTTGTGCCATCAGTTTCTCCTCGGCACGGCTGAAGGCTTCCTTGCGCTCATTCATATCATAGTGCGCGATGGCTCCGCTGATGTACACTTTCCCGGCACCGGTCGCTTCACCACGTTGAAAAGCCTTGTGTCGTTCCCACCGTTCCGGAACCACCACACTGTAGTTGCACGATTGGCAGCAGCAGCCTTCTTCTTTCACCGGGAACGGATTGTATCCGTAGCCCTCATACTCTTTGCCGCAGATGCAGCACACTTTCTTTTCTTCTTTCTTTTCCATCACTTCAAATCTTTAATGTTTATTTGGCAGGACGGATGCCATACCTGAATATTCCGAGCAAACATCACATCCCTGGTTTCTATCACTACGTGTCCCTTTGTCTTGGCCCTGCGCAGACGGAGGTCGCTTTGTATGTTACGTTCTACCCAATCGTCCACCACGGCCTCCGCTTCCTGTTCTTTCAGGAGTATCTGGTACAGCTTATTCTCCCATTCCATCATTCAAATAATCCTCCATATTATCGTCCTTCAATGTTTTGGCAGCACCTTCTTCCCATATCACGTAGGGCTCACCGGGCCGCTCCATAAAGCGGCTTTTGCACCAGGCTTTGAAACAGCTTACCATGATTTTCACATCGGCATCATATTCCACCTTGCGGGCGCTTCTACCTGCCGGATGAAGCCCCTCGGCATGGCTGATGAAGATAAACAGTTTCTTGGGATGACGTTCCTTGAACTCCTTGTAGGTTTTGTAGTTCAAGCCGCTGTATTGGAAGCTGTCGATAATCACGATTCCGGGACTGCCTCTGCGCCGTAACCGTTCCTCCAATTGCTCCATCGGTTCCCGGTCAAGGATAATCAGCTTCTTTTTCACTTCACCCATCTTGTGCCGTTTCAGGCTCATCTGGAACGACAAACCGGTACTTTCTTCCAAACTGTCATAAATTACGCGTCCGAAGCTACACAGGTACTTGGCCAGCTGCATCACAAAGCTGCTCTTACCGTTTCCGCTGGCTCCCCAAATAATCCACACGCCGCTCTTGGCCGGGTTGCCTATCGAGGTTTGCCAGTCCCCGGAAAACTCGAACCGGGGAATCTTCATGTTCAGCACCTCACCGGGACTGTAGGCTCTCTTCAGTTTCACGGTTACCTCCTTTCAATTCTTCAATAAGAGCATCAGCATAGTCCACAGCAAGTCTGGCAACTTGTTTTATAGACATTATACCTGATGAATTGCTTCTTACTACCGGAAGCATGCTTTTGGCAATTTCATATCTGCGCTGTTCCCAGTCTATCTCATTCGCTTTTCTCATCTCGCGATGGATACCGATAACAGCATCCATCGCTTGCATTTCTATCTTGCTTATCATGCCTGCATCCTCCTTAATTTTTCGATTTCGGTATATACGCGCCGCAAGCCGCCTCCGGTGCTATGAACAATCTTGGCAATGTCGGCACCGTCCGGGGCATTGATTTTTGCGACGATGGCAGCCTGTGCCTTCAGAAACTTTTCGCGTTCCTGCGCATCGTCCGGGGTCACCTTGCTGTAGGAGTCACCGTAGCGGCTCAACATTTCGGTATAGCCCACCTTCTTGCCTTCGATGGCGCGGTTGATCTTCTCCTTTAATCCGTCGGCACCCATCATATACCAGGCACAGCAGCGTTCCGTAGCGTTCCAAAGCGCCTTTAACTCCAGGAAGGCTTCATACTGCAGGTCCCCGGCTTCATCCAGGATAACCAGGGGCGTATCAATCGTGCGCAGGTAGGCCACCAGATCCTCATACACGTCGCTATAGCGTCCGTTGCTGGTCACACCGAATTCCTTGGCAATGTAGCGTATCAGCTTCAGTTTGGTCTTCACCTGGCTGCAGTCCACATATACGGCGTGCTTGTGCTGCTTCACGTAAGCTTTCGCTGTAAAGGTCTTGCCGATATTGGGCATATCGCACAGGATGGCACTCAGCCCGCTTCC